CTTCTCTTAGTCTTGTCTTAAATACATTCTGATATTCTGGACTATCAATTAGTGTTTTGGCTTTACGACCAAAACGAACTGCAAGTTCTCCTGTGTGTGTTGTCTGTATAATTTTTAGTTTTGGATTTTTACCAATCATCCATGCTGGTAGTAGTGTTGATGCAAACTCAGACTTTGTATGTCTTGGTGGCATATTCACTATCAGTCTTTTTATTTCACCCGATGCTAGTTTATTAAATTTATCTGCAATAATCTTGTGGTGCTCACCCTCAATAAAATCAGGCCACATGTGCTTTGTGAAAGACAGGAAGTCCTTTTGTGCCGCTTCCTTTTGATCTTCCTCTTTGTATTTTACCAGGATTTTCTTGAACCTGTCTCTAACGTCAGGTGGTAATCTATTTATTTTTTCTAGGTCTATTTGCATTTCGAAAAATTTTTTGTAAAATTTTTTTTGATGTTACTTTTAGTCTTATAATGATTTTGAGGGATTTGACCATACAAATCTTTGCATTTTGTCTTACTATTGTATGTTTCTTTTGCAAAAAGCAAAATCGAAAATAAAAAAACTTTTAAATTTTAAAATCGTTCTGGTACCTCTATTCTAGCGTCAAGCCGCTAGGATCTAGCGGCTTGTGTCTGGTTTTTTTATCTGTCGTATCCTTTCAGTATTTCTAATGCTTGTTTTTTTGTGCATGGGTTAGATAAAACAGAAGCCATTAAAGGACATTTTTCATTGTGCGGTAAATTAAAAACCGCATGGCCGATTTCATGAAATACAACGTGCCTTAAATAATCCATACTTTTATTAATTGCTTTTTCAGTGATCCAGATGTTTTTAGCACCGCCAACGCCTAAAACTTTTTCATTGCCTTTAGTAGCACTTCCAACTCTAACGTTAATTCTAGGTAAATTAATTCCGTGGTTTTTAGCTTCATAAATTAAATTTATCACTTGTCTTCTTAACTGATAAACTGCGTCATTCATTTTATAGTTTTTTATTTCTTTAATGTTCATTGTTATACCTTTCTTTTTGTTTTTCATAATCCTATATTATCCATTAACAAATAATAAGTCAAATAAAAAAAACAATTAATTTAATTTTTTTTCAACCTACAGTTGTGCCTATTAAACCGCCTCAAGTCGCTTGACACAAGCCTCAAGGCTTTTTGCTATAGGCTCAAGCCTCAAGCCACTAGCGACCAGATCCCTTATTTGTGATCCCTCGTAAAGTATTGGATCAGGCTTCAAGGTGCGCGTGACCATGATAAAAGAATTGTTAGAATGTTTCACGTGAAACGCGATTTGATGCGGTGAAAATCTGATTTTATAACCCTTAATCACTTTAAATTCTATTGTAAAAAAATGCCCTTTTTTATTGTAGCACAAAGCGTCTGGCGTACCTAAAGCGGTTGTATTTTCAATGCGAGTGAATGAAAATTGAGGCGTTTTATTTTTGAAATATTGGTAAAATTTGGCCTCATTAATCATTAGATTTTTGACGTTATCACAACATTGAAACTGTTGCAAATATGCAACAGTTATTACACAACTACAAATTGTAAATATTTTCTTTTTTGTGCTTGACTTATATTATAAATATTATAGGATAATCCTATAAACAAATATAATGAAAGGTAAAACAATGACTAAATATATATACAACAAAGACAGCTTTGAAAATGCTGTTGAAGTAAATAATTATCCATGGGGTTTTAGATTTAAAACTAAAAGGAGAACATGGATTGAAACAGACAAGAACAAAGGCGACAGAGTTTGTTTCTGTACTTTAAACCCTAAAACAAATAAATGGTGTGCCGTTAAAAAATCAACATACAATGCAGTTGATGTTTTATTAATTGATGAGAATGAACACATCAAATCAATTGGGCTTTGGAAGTATGGAACAACTGAAATTGATCTTGAAAGCTTTATTTCTAAGATTGATTATAATTCATTAAGTTTGTTACAAAAGAAACAGATTGAAAGAATTAAAGCAGTTAATAAAGTTATGGAGAAAGTTTCTTTTAAAGTTGAAAAAGTTTCTGAATATAATCTCTCTGATCCTAAAGATTTAGAAAGGATGAGACAAGACAACAATTCAGAAGAAACTAAAAAAAGAGAGGAAGAAAAAAGAAAGGTTGAAGGTCAGATTGTTAGTGCAATTAATAGCACATACAATCAAGCATTAATAAAAAACAATTTAAAATAATTAAACTTGACAAAGGACTATCTTATATATAGGATAGTCCTATAAACTAAAAAGAAAGGATAAAAACAAATGAACATAGATGAACTTAAAATAACAGTTAAACCAAAATATTATTTTGGTTATCTGCAAGGTGTTACTGTTCACATAAACGGAAAAAAATTTCCAACGGAAAAAAATCACGTTTATGCACATAATAAGGATAACAAAGCAATTAGAACGGCTTTAATTGATGGCGGTTATACTGAAAACCATGAATTAGTTAAAAGCGCATTACAAAAAGAAATAAAAGAGGCTACAAGATCCGATTTAAGAAAAGCTCATGATCTTAAAGGCTCTAAAAAATTATGGAAATAACACTTGACAAAGGGCTATCCCATATGGGATAGTCCTATAAACTAAAAAGAAAGGATAAAAACAAATGGAATATAATAGCAAATGCGGGAGATACCATACTTATATTGGTCATGTAGTTTTTAATGACACAATAAGTAAATTTAAAGATGAAGATAGTTGGTTTGTTGATGTGGTTAGTAAAGATAAATATATTGTAGATGAGGATTTTTATTCTAATTACAATGACGCATTAATAACATTTAAAGAAGCTAAGAAACAAATACAAAAAGATGAAAGGGAAAAATAAAATGTTAAAAGCAATATATTTCGCATTACACTTCATGATGATTTTTTTGGGTGTGGTGTTAGCAATTCACTTTGATGTGTGGATTGGTTTAGCAATAGCAATTACATTCACGATTAAATGGTTTTTTATGTTTCCGTATCATGAGGGCAGATAAACCATTTATACATTAGAATGATTATAAACTAAAAAGAAAGGATAACATGACTAAAAAGAAGAAAACATTTGAGTTTGAAGTGCCATGCTCATATCACTATTGCATAGAAGCAGAGACAGAAGAACAAGCAAGAAAAATACTAATTGAAAAAGGCGGATTAGATATTGACGGTGATTTGTGTATTGAAGAAAAAAACTATAGAAACGCAATATTAATATAATTAAAGTTTCTTTTTAACTTTGCCCATTTGCCATGATTGTTGAGTTGATAATTCAATAACTAATCTATGACTTTCTCTCGCACCAATAATGTTATTTTCAAATAAACTTATTGAGAGAATATCAAATTGTCCATCAGGCGAGTGAAATTCACCTTGCGGAAGTTTGACTACTACTCTAGCGTCTTGGCACGTTGGTGATTTTAAAAAACGATCTAATTGTCTAGCTAATTCTTTCGCATTTATCATGTTATTGACTTTTAAAGTTATTTGACGTAAATGTCAAGAATGGGAGTTCCAAAAAGATTAACCGAAATGCAAAGAAAGTTTGCCAATCTATTGGTATCTAACGAGGGCAGAAAATACGGCTACGAGTGCGCTATCGAGGCGGGATACGAAAAAGACAGAGCAAGGCAAACGGCATACGAATTACAAAACCCTAAATTGTATCCGTTGGTTGTTCAATACATAGGTGAGTTAAGAGAAGAATATCAAAAGAAGTATGAAGTCACTTATGAAAAACACATATCAGAGTTAGCAAAAATAAGAGAACAAGCACTAAAAAAAGGTGCTTTCTCGGCCGCTAGTAATGCAGAAGTGGCAAGAGGCAAGGCCGCAGGGTTATATGTTGAGCAGAAGATTATTAGAACAGGAAAATTAGATGATATGTCCAAAGCAGAAATGGAAGAAGAATTGAAAAAAATTATAGATGAATACTCACCGATTTTAGAAAATGTCAGTGTTGATGATGTGAAGAAAAACGTAGAGAAAAAAAGACTTCCAAGAATAAAAAAACTTAATTAATTTTAATCATCTTCTTAACCCATGATCTAGGTATCATGGTACGATCACCAAAGGTGATTGAGCCATCATCTTCTTTGTCGTAACTTGCAAACATTTTAATTGATGTTTTGTCTTTAGAGAAGATCCACCCCTCATTAACAGGCGTTGCTAGTTTCATCTTTGTAAATTCTTTCTCGTCCGCCCATGCGCTATCACTAACACAATCAATCCACTCAACCCTATATTTTGGATAAGGTATGTCATTGGCACTTTTGACTATTGTATTGATTTTTCTTTTTTTAGGCATGGTTTTGTATATCATCACCCCTATACTGTTTCCAGAATTTTAAATGCAAAATTCAAATCTCAGATGTTCGCGCAGCCCCTATTTAAACGATTATATAGGATACTACTCATAATATCCATTGCTCTAAAACCATTGGTATTCCTAGCTGATCACCAAAGTGCCAGATCACCTCTCTTTTTCTAAACCCAAATCGCAAATTTACGAATTTCCAAAAAGGTATAGTCTGGTGATCAACCGCATAAAACCTAGCTTTTTATTTATGGCAATTTTGTGATTTTGTCTTATTTTAGACTTGTTTCGAGGCAAACTAGGACAGAAAGGTACTAATGCCCAAAATCCCCGAAACAAGCCACTTGTTGCCCTCGTGGTTTCTATAATCGGCTTAAAACCTTACAGAATTCTCAAGGTCGCAACAATTATCGAGGCAGAGAGCTAAAACAACTAAACCTCGATATTCAAAGAATAGGTTTATACCTATTCTGTTGAATTTTTAGAAAGCGGATCAAGTTTTTCCGCTTGTTCTTGTAACTCGTTAATCTTGCCTTGTATATGCAATTTAAGATCCGTTAAGACCATTATCTTTGCATGGACACTAGCGGTGCTACTAACTTCATTAAAAGATTTAGCAAGATTGAAAAACAAATCGCTATCTTTTTTCTCGTTTTTTATATCTGTATTCATGAAAATCTTATATCATTGACAATATAGGATTACAATGTATTATCTGTATGTGCGACATAATGCGCATGTACTTATAATCCTATGTAGGATAATAAGGGAGTATGACTAATAACAGAAAGGATAACATGAAAAAAGAAATAGAAGGTTATGCCGTTGTATTAACTTGGAAATATGCAGATGGCAGTTGGAATACTGAAACTTTAAATCAAGATGATTTGCCAGATAGTTTTTTAGACTATTTAAAAGAATATGAGAGAGTAGAAAACCAACAAACAAACGAAGAGGAGGTATAATGAAAACATACAAGGTAATAGGTGGATATACAGTATATGAGCAGTACGAAATAAATGTACAAGCTGAAGATACTAAAGATGCTATTAAAAAAGCAGAAAAAATTCCAGTAGAAAAATGGAATGAATTACAAAACTCAAATGATGATAGTGGCTTTGTAATTGATGATATATGGGAGGACGAAGAATGAAAAAATACAAAATATACATTTATGATCCATACAAGGTTTATGAAAAAAGTGATTTATTAAGTGATGAAACACAAGCACTTGAAATAACAAGCGGTGATGATGGTATTCCAAATTTTAAAAGTAGATCACAAGTAAAAGAATGGTTAGAGGATTACATTGAAATAGTGGAGATGATATGAAAATAAAAGACTACAAAGGCATAGAAGATTACATAGAAAAGAAAGAAGAAGAAAGAAAAAAGAGGGATCTATTAAAAGGTACAGTTATTTGTAAGGCCAAGATGTGCAACAAGTATCTGTACAAAAACCAAAGCACTAGCAATCCAGAGTATTGCATGGAGTGTCTATAGAAAGGATAAATTATGAAACATAAAATAAATGTAACTGAAGAAGATATAAAAGACGGTAAACCTGGACAATGTGATACTTGTGCAATATCTCAAGCTTTAAAAAGAACTTTTAAAGTTGATGAGGCTTATACTGAAGTTGATGGTGGAGATATTATTTTAACAGTTAATGAAAAAAAATATGAAGTTGATTACAAAAATGAAAGTGATGTTTTGGATTTTATTTTTGATTTTGATCAATATGATCATTTAAGTGTTGATGAAGTTATAAGAGTTGATGGTTGGTCAAAGGTAAAACCAATAACTTTTGAAATAATAGAAAGGACAGAGTAAATTATGAAAAAGAAAAAACAAAGTAAAAAGAAAGATTTTTTAG